CTCGTCGAGTTGCGTGAAATACGGGCTATGGTTAAGTCCATGGTCCACGTGACATTCGATTTCGTGGATGCGTTTGATAAGGTGTCGCGTCCTTCTCGTAACGAGCGGTACCGGCGTGTTAATAAACGCCTTGGTCTGCGCAGGAGCGATCGTCTTACGCTCAAAACCCTCTCTGATTTATGGTTGACTTATAGCTTCGGTATGAAGCCAATGATAGCCGACCTAAAAGCTGCTCTTTCTGTTTTGAGCAGCAGGCTTGATCAGCCCAGGATGGTTCGCGTGACCGGTACTGCTAGTAAAGCGTATAGAGAAACTGTTCTAGAAGGGGATACCTCCTTTGGAATGGCTGTTGGTTCGACATTCGCTGTATCTCGAACTGACGACGTGCGCTTAGTGTATCGCTTCACCGGAGGGTGGGAAGTAAATCCCCTTACCGGCAACACTTACAGTCTGTCTGATCAATTCGGACTTCGACTAGGAGCGAACTTAGTTCCTACTTTTTGGGAGCTTGTTCCTTTCTCGTGGGTGATCGATTATTTTACCACGGTAGGTGACTTCTTCAGTGACACGTTTAGCGTGGCACTACCAAGGCCGGTTTATTTGGTCTTGTCGAGGAAGTGCGAGCGTACAGCCCGCTTCACAGGAGTCTTTTCGGCGCAGCCTGGCTTTGAACTTAAAGAGTCAAGTTGTACTGACGGTTCCTTTCAGCTGGTTGAGTTTGAACGAGAGGTTCTTCCTACCATCCCGAGTCGCAGTCTGAGGCTAAAGACTGTAGACGAGGTTGGCCTTAATGGAGTTAACAAACTCCTTAACCTAGTATCGGTCCTCCTTTCTAGTGGACCAAAAGGAATGTTATGACTATCCTTATGAACTCGCCCCTGACCGGGGCCGCTGTCGGCGGTTTCACGTCACCAACGTGGACACTCTCTGGCGACTCACCTCCTGCCCCTGCAAGTAAGCAGTGGGTGGTTTCTAATGGGGGCGGTACTATCCCCAACGTAGATTTCCACTCTGCGTCGAAGCCATTCACGATTGCCGTATTCAGGCCACAGGTGCCAAAAGCACTTGGGGCTGCAAATCCGGTAACCGGGGTTATCAAGCAGATTCCCAACAACGTTTACAAGGTAATCACCCGTAAGGGGATGCTAAGTGCTGCCAACCAGGTACCGAGTATCGGTCGTATTACTACGATATTCGAAATCCCTGCGGGGGCAGACACTTACGAGCCGGATGATCTCCGGGCGCTTGTAAGCGCACATATCGGTACGCTATGGTCAGAATCGGCCGGCATTGAAATTATGTGCCGAACCAGCGTCATCTGACTCTTAGTACCGAAAGTCTGTTTGGTATTAATTCGTTACATTGATGGAGTTTCTCCTATGTCAGCGAATAAAAGGGATGAGTACGACGGACGCCTTAAAGCGTTTCTCGATATACTCGAAGCCGAACTTAATGGACGGGGGAACGATGAAGTTCAGTCGTTTGCTGTATCCCGCCAGGTGCAGCGTGCGCGAAAGCGTGCGCAGATACATAACCGCAGTCTACGGACCCAGGCGATAGCGTCTTGGAAACAAGATGACATTCTCGCTTCGGGTGCAATTAACTTGGACTCCACGGATGAGGCGAATGCTCGTGAGTTTATACTTCACGCTCTCGAGCGCTTCAACACTCGCATGAATCCCGCGAATATCCAGGTTTCGTTTGACTGGGGTTTGTTGTACGAACACTGGCGCTTTGGGCCGGGAGCCTCTAACGAGGTAACCGGTACCCACATATGCGACAAGATCGTGCAGCCATTCTCATGCACTGTAGATTGTGTCCCTGTACTGTTAAAACTTTTGGGTAGGAACCCGTATTTCTCGAGTTACATGAAGAGTACTCCTCCTAAAATTGTGCAGGGTAGTCGGCTTGAAACAGTCCGAAAGAACCAAGACACAGATCGAACAATCGCTATAGAGCCATCTGGGAACATGCTCTGCCAGCTTGCTGGTGGGTACTACCTGATGGCTGTGCTCCGGTGCATTGGAGTAAACCTTAGTAGCCAGCAACTCCTTAATAGGGTTATGGCCCGCCGAGGTTCAGTGACAGGGTACTTAGCC